CCCTGCCCTTGCTGAGCAAAAAATCGGGTCTTCCATACACCCAGCTTGTCAACTGGCTCAGCGGCAATATGGGCCACGCTATCCCACACGATAAGGTCACAGTGATCTGGAAGGCTATCACGCCTCAGAAGCCAAGTTACACCCACCAGTTGAAATGCCTGTCTGCGGCTGAGTGGCAGGCCAAGGACAACCGAACCATCGCCCAAGACATCGGCTGTAGCATCGGCCACGTCCAACTCATGCGGAAAGCCAGTGAAAAACAGATCATTACATCACAAAAATGAAACCAGAACTTACCATCGCAAAACTTGCAGAAATAGGAGCCAAAGCCTCTCGAAAAGCCAACGGATGCCGTCTTTATGGCAACCTTTCGGTGGACCCAACTAGATATTCCTATGCCAACGACCAACCCTTCCGCGAAGCCTTTGCCCAAGCCGTCAGGGACGCAGTGCTCGACCATATTGCTGAGTCCGACAAAATGGTTGCCCCCGATCCCTACGCCGAGCTGAGAGCAGCACACGCTGCGGGGAAGACTATTCAGCTATTGGACAACATTCTTTGGGCAGACTGTTTAAAAGAACCCGATTGGTCTGCTCCAGTTCATGACTACCGCATCAAACCCGAACCCGTTATTGTTCCACTGGATATGGATGACCTCCGCGCAACGGACGAGTTTAAACAGAAACACGGGGAAACAATTTACCCCCCTCTTTTTTGGGATAAGACCATTGTGAGGCTTTGGATCATGCCCCTTTCGTATCAGCACCTAGCCTCAGATTACCTCCGCCGCCAACACGGTTCAAACGAATGGAAACCCTGCACCAAGGAGATCACGAAATGAGCACACCCACACCACGAACAGACGCGGAGGAAGATCAATGGGATTTAGTTGTACCATCTGATTTCGCTCGCCAACTGGAGACCGAACTCACCCACGCCAAAGCAGAAGCCAACAACTGGAAGCAGGCTGCCGAAGCCCACTTGAGAGACAAAGATCAACTCCGCGAGGGCATCGCTGAACTCAACGAGAGACTGATCGAACGTCAGGAGATACTGATGACTACGCTTGTTGATCTGAAGGCAGCGACCCAACTCCTCATTCGTTGCCGCAACTCCGCAGGCCGGATGGAGATTGAGCTATATGAAGACCTTCAAAACTTTTTGCACACACAACCCACTTACAGATCATAAACCATGAACCCCCGCAAGAAATATGCCTTGCACGCCTCCTTGTCCCAAGACGACAAACTCCGCGCTCTTAGACGCACCAATGCGATCCTTGGAGCAGGGTACACAATCGACATGGCCCAACGTCGAGTAGGTCACAATATAGATGACATGAGAAAATGGGCCTTGGAGCTTAACTTTCCACTCATCGTCACCAAGAAATCCAAATACAAAGCAGAGGAGGTATTTAAGTGATTTGGGAAATACTCGGAGCTTCCTTCATTTTAGGCACGTCAGCCTACATGTGTGTGGAACGTTATTGCACTATGAAAGAATATATGCACCAAAGATCAAAAAATTACAAACCATGAAAGTTTACCCCTACCACACGCCAGACGGAATCATCGAACTCGTTGAGAAACGGGAACTCAACGAAGCGCGCGCAGAAGCAGCAAAATGGAAGGCTAACCATGACAACCAAGTCGCGCTCAAATCTGCTATCATACAGCGTCCTGATTTGCGCGACAGAGCCGAGCGAGTTCAATCGCTTATTCAAGAGCGAGACGCACTGTGTAAAGCTTTAGAGCTTATCGAAGACCGTTTTGTTGACGGTGAGAACACATACGACGACTGGCTTTACATGGGGGTAACGGCACGTCAGGCGTTAGCTAAAATCAAGAAAGAACTATCTTGGCCGGAACAGATCAAAGTTAACACTGCCATAGCTCACCACACAAATGAGGAACTTGCTCTCGGCTTCCTTCGGTATGAAGCCTTGCGTAAGGTCTCTCCACGTCAGTTCTCCGAATTCCACGGTCGGAACTTGGCTGGGGAGAACTTCGATGATATGATCACCCGACTTGCTTTTCAAAAAACATGACACCTCTAAAGCCCTCGCAGATACCTGATAAATACAAGCGCGTAAAATACGGTATCACATGGCTTCCTATGATGGACAGTCGTAACCGTCCAGCTTTGCCCATGCCGGATGTCCGCATTGAGATGGACATCCTACGCAAGCATAGCTTTTACAAACGAGTATCGGGAAACCAAATCCTAGACTGGGAGGAGCATTTCAAGAATTTCGTATCCTTGATCTGGGGCAGGAAAGAGTGCGTATACAAGTTCACATGGAACCCATATGCCGAAGAGATGCTGCGACAGGCACGCCAACACAAGCTCTACGCGGCTTCTGGGCATGCCTCTAGCGGCAAGACGCAGTTTGGGGCGATCTGGGCAATCGCGATGTTCCTGATTGATCCTAACCATACCAAAGTGCTCATCACGTCGACGTCTCTTACTGAGTCACGCATGAGAGCTTGGGGTGTTGTTGAGAAATACTGGGGTGAAGCAGACACGTATTTCTCGGTCTTTGGGGGACTCCCCGGCAAACTCGTATCCTCGTCCGGAAAAATCACCGGATACCTTAAAGGCAAGCCAGATGACCTCGTTGGTATTGCCCTTATTGCTGGTGGTAAAGGCAATGACGGAGACGCATCAACAAAGATCGGATTTAAGGCGGGCAAGCTCATACTTATCGCCGATGAGCTTCCTCTGCTCACCCACAAGCTCTACGATGCGGTGACTAACTTGTTGGCCAATGATGGCTTCCAGATGATTGGGACAGGAAACTTAACCTCAATCTTCGACCCATTTGGGTTATTCACAGAGCCAAAGAACGGATGGGACAGCGTGACCGAAGACATGACAGGGTGGGAGACGAAAGTGGGAGGATACTGTTCTCGCTTCGATGGGGAAAAGTCGCCGAACGTAGTGGCAGGGCAGACCCTTTACCCCGGTCTTCTCACTCAAGAAGGTCTCCGTGAGATCCGCGAAAAATTCGGTCCCCGTTCACCCGGATATTATCGAATGGTGAAAAGCTTCCCTTGTCCTACAGGGGCAATTGACACCGTATATTCCGAACCCGAACTCACCAAGAATCTAGCGGGTCAGACAAACACCCCTTGGTTGGAAAGACCAATCCCTGTTGCCTTTTTAGACCCATCCTTTTCCAAGGGAGGAGATGCCGCTGCTGCAGCTTTCGGCCTTTTGGGTGTTGCTCAGATCAACGGAAAGACGATGAAAGTGTTGGAGAAGACCGAGACAATTGACCTCATGCAGCAGGTAAACGCACGGCACCGCACAAAGGACAGGAACGAACAGCTTGCCGAACTCTACATTGATGAGTGTGTGAAGCGCAACGTAGCCGTGCAAGACCGTGGCATTGATGCGACAGGCGGAGGTGACCCCTTTGCGACCATTCTTGCCATGAAGATGGGGCAGGGCTTCCAGATGGTTAGTTTTGCCGGAGCCGCTTCGGATATGTTGGTAAGTTCAACGGATAAACGAAAAGGCAAAGACCGTTTTGCTAACCGAGTTTCGGAACTTTGGTACATCGGCAAAGAGTTCATGGCGGCAGGACAGATCAGGGGTCTTGACCCAGCAACAATGATTGAACTTTGCGCCAGAACCTACTCGGAACGAGGGAACAAGGTAGTCGTCGAACCAAAGGACGAGATGAAGAAACGGACAAGCGGACGGAGTCCAGATAGAGCCGACGCATGGGTAGGATTGATCGAAGTTGCCCGCCGCAGACACCACTTTGTAGCCGCTTCCAAATCGGCAAAAATATCCACTGATTCAGCAAAAACGACCAACTGGTTTGACCCGCCACCAGTGAAGAAACTCACTTACAAAGATGACTTTGGAGGAGATTTTGGCTTCGGGGGAAAAGGTAGCGGATGGGGAGAAAGTTGGGGTTGACTCACACTGGTGCTTTCGGTAATATGAAAATACATGCATAGCATTATTTATTTTTTAGAAGGGTTTATTTC